GACGAAGTGTGATAAAATTTATGGCGTAGGTGCAGGTGTGGATATCAATAAAGTTCCATTTGTAAATGCGTCTATTTATTGGAAAATTAAATAATATGAAAGATTTTTTACTTAGAATGTTCAGCGATAAGTCTGACGTAAATCAGAAGGCTGTGTTAGGGTTTGTATCATTTGTTTTAATGGTATTATATGCTCTTGCAGATATAATTACAGGAGTAGTTGGTGCTACCTTCGTAATTGAACCTATTGTGTTTAACGGTCTTATGTATACCGCAATGACTATGTGTGGCATTACAGGTGTAGAAGCCGTATTTGGTAACAAAAACTTAAAAGAAAAGCAATAATGAAACTAGATAAACTAAAAGGACACATTCCAGATTCTGTTATAGCTCAGATTCCTTTAGTTTCTGAAAAATTTGGTGTTAATACTCCATTGCGTTTGGCTCATTTTTTAGCTCAAACAGGGCATGAGTCAGGTGGCTTTAGAGCAGTATCAGAAAACTTAAACTATAGTGCCAAAGGCTTAACAAATATCTTCAAGAAGTATTTTACTCCAATAAGTGCTAAAGAGTTTGAACGCAAGCCTGAGAAGATTGCTAATATCGTTTATGCAAATAGAATGGGTAACGGGAATCAAGCTAGTGGAGATGGTTTTAAATTCAGAGGGAGAGGTTATATACAATTAACAGGTAAGGACAACTACACAGCCTTTAATAAGACTGTTGAGGATGATATCCTAGCTAATCCTGATTTGGTTTCTACTAAATATCCTTTGTTGTCTGCTGCATGGTTTTGGTCTAAGAATGGTTTGAATACAATATCTGACCAAGGCTCTTCAGACGAGATAGTAACTAAGATTACAAAAAGAGTAAATGGTGGTACTATTGGTCTAGCTGACAGAATCAAACACTTTAAAGAATATCATAACTTATTGGTATGATTCCAAGATTAATATTTGTAACTATGGTACTATTAATTATATTTCTTTTTGTATCTCTAGTGATTTCAGATAGAAAAGTAAATAGACAAAAAAAAGAAATAGAAGTTCTAAAGTCAGAGCTTGAATTATATAAGAAATGGTAAATAATAAACCCGCACAACCTGGTAACATATGCCTAGAAACAATAACGCTGGAAAGCATCCGAGCTATCTCCGTCTCAACTGGAGCCCAAGCTCAATAAAGAGAAAGCGAGAGTACGATAAAGAATATAGCTCTTCTGAAAAACAGAAGAAGTATCGTGCTGAACTAAACAGAGCAAACAGGAAGGCCGGTACGTATGGTAATGGAGATAATAAAGATATGAGTCATACCAAGTCAGGTTCACTTAAAATGGAACATCAAAGACTTAATAGAGCTAGAAACGGCCGTAACGGCAAATCAACTAAGAAGTAATATATTTGCAAAAATTAACAGATTAATGGAGCATCCTTTAAAGATTTCGGATTCGGTAGGAATACCAAGTACGCTAGGGGCAATAACTTTAAATATTATGCAGATGCTCAATCTATCCAACATTAACATGATATTGACTTTAATAATTTCATTATTGTCAATAACATACCTGTTAATCAACATCTCTATCAAGTATAGAGAGTTGAAGAAGGGGAAGAAGGGAAAATCTAACCCTTCTTAGCCTTTCTTTGTATAATCTACCTTGCCCACATCATATTTATATACAATAGACCTAATCTTGGTCTGTAATAACTGAAGATAATCTTCTACTTTTTTCTTTTCTGCCATTAAAACCTCTAGGTCTTTCGAGTCATTAACAGACTCGGTCATTTTGATTATCTTCATAGTATTAATTAATTATGTTATGATTATTTCAGTGCATCCAATCGAAGAAACGGACTCAAATATACAATTTCAAGTGATATATCTGTGTACTAAGAGAGATCCTGTTGATTTACTTAACACTTCATATATAAATGATTTTATATCTGACGATGAAGGAGTCGTTGGGGGGATTGACGACCCCTTCTTATTGTCATTTATTTACACCAATTAAAATATGTGACTGAATCTTGCAATCTGACCATGTAGTTTATGATGCAAGAATCCTTCTACAGCTTTTGGAGCATGTACATATCCGTTTCTATGATGCCAAGAGTCGGCTCCTGATGGGCTTCTTAAAGCCTCAATAGTAACGCCCATGATATCTTTAGAACGCTTGTGATGGATATGATGAATGTAGAAGTATTTATGTTTACAAGAAGACCAATCGTTTCCCGATTCATGAGCCATAAGTAATGGCAAATCATTTTCTTTCGCTCCGTCTCCGTGTGTAGTACCTATAAGGTTATTATAGTATCTGTAATATTTTCTGTGGTTAATAGAGCAGTTGAATTGCACATTCTTATCTCTACTGAACCAAGATTGAATTGTATCAGCTAGGAAGAATCCATTTGTGTAATCGTGGTTAGATGGGTCGTACTGAACATATACATTAGAAACCTCTCTAAGTGTTTCAATAATTTCAACGTGCAGTCTTTTGGCAATTAAAAAGTTATCATACCACATGCCATCTGTATCCTGTGGAGTTCCTGATGTAGTCTGTCTCTTTGGAGTATCAACATGTAGGATATCGTTACCGATAACATACAGTATTTGGTCTACGTTAAAGGCAGAAGCCTTCTCAAGTATTCCGTATACTCCTTGCATCACTCTGTCAACAGCTATCTTGTTGTTATACTCGTCATTTGTTTCAAATGCAGAGCATAGTTTACCGATATGGATATCGGCGGGGTCGATTACTAATAAATGAGCATCTTCTGGTTTCTTGAATGGTTCTCTCTGAACTTCAATGTACTCAGGTGCATAATCTCTCATCTCTTGTATAATAACATCTTTAATGTCATTATAACTTACTTGAGAGCCCTTTACATTGATTGAGAAGTGTTCCCCTTTGAACCAATAATGTTTTACATCTTGGACTGGGATACCTTGTTTTTCACATTCTTCAGATAGTGCTTCGTGCTGAGACCTGATATCTTTTAGAATATCAAATTCTGCCTCAGTAATGCGAGGTCTGATGTCTTTTTTCATGTATTTATGGGTTAGGTTTTGCTAAACTACAACTTTTTAATAAACTCAACAACTTCTCTGCACTCTTTTTGATTTTTTGGTAAAAATATATGAGGCTGTTCTCCGAATTCACTATAAAGCCTGTACTTTAAGAGCTTCCACTTCAACTTATTGTCATTCCTCTGAAACCCTTTGGTGTCAACTATTACAGACTTCCCTTTCTCTGTTAAATCAAAATCAACAGTCAGTGTCATGGCCCTAACGGACTTTCCTTGATACTTGAATGTTGGGTGTAGAAGGTAAGGAACTTGAAAATCAAAGTCAATCTTTTCGCTTTTCAATAGTTCATAGAAGAATAACTCTAATCTAGAGTCAAACTTTAATCCATACTTCTGTACCTTCTTAATTTGTGTCATAAATCTGATAATGAATGCACAAGTAATAACCCTAGTACTAATAAATATATTATTAATAAAACTAAAACGGGGTTCTCTTTGTTTTTATTGTCTTTCATAAAAATTATATCAAATTTAATTCACTTTTGCTATATGACAATGAAGAGCGTAAGATTTCTATCTTATAATGGCACTCTTTTATCAACAGCTCCATGATATTGTTATAATAACTACAATCTCCAATCTCGTATGCTATAAGCATCTTCTTTTCAGTTGCAGACCTGTCGTCATTGTTTAATACGATAAGTTTAGAGAATGATAACTTCTCTGTAAGAAATTGAAACTGAGCCTTTGCTGTAACTCCTGTTCCCATTATTGATGTTATCTCTGATAGGTGTTCTACAATAGCCCTAGGGTCACTACAATCTATTTTTTTAGCAACAATAGACCTGTATGCTTCGTATAGGTCTACTGATTTTTCAAATGCTGCTTGTAATGATGGGTCACTAAATACTTGCTTCGCCATAGTTTTATTTTTTTATTGGTTTAATTCTTAATGCAAACTCTTTGTCTAATTCCTTTGAGTAGACGCGCTTTTTCTGCCTGATGGCATTTTTAATAACATTTTGGCCAATGATTAGCTTCTGCTGCGCTAACTTCAATGTCTTAAACTCAATGGCCTTTGCTCTGCGCTCTTGAATATCTTCAATAGATAAGTCATAAGCTAAAATTGTAACTCTTGATTCATCAATAAACTCATACCCCATGTTAAAATCTACATTTATGCTTTAATAATAAATAATCTCTATTAAAAGGTAGCATTCCATTCTCGTCAACAAATTCAACTCCATTGTTCATTCTTAAAATACATGGATTCCCTTGTGTTGTCGGCTTGCCTCCAGTCTCTTTATTTCTTATCTTATCAACGGAAATCTCGGTAATCATCCACTCATATTGGTCCTTGATTTTCCTGTGATAAGTCACAAAGTTATCAACCCTATTGTAAAGTGCAGCACCCCCTTCGGTATCAGAGGCGTGAGGCATCTTTTGGTTGCCATCTTTGTCTCTTTCCCGTTGTGAGTTTGTTGTACTGTGTACTGATAGGAATATAGAAGTATTGTACTTCTTGGTATAGTTTAGCATCTCGCTGTATGCCTCGTAGTCGTATATGTATTTATTCTTTGCTGCTGTCAACTCCATTTTCAAAGAGTTGTACGGGTCAATGAACAGCCCTTTCAATGACTTATAATTCATAAGCACTTTAGAATGGTCTAGTATCTCTCCGTATGTATACATGTTATCAGTAGAAAGTATGAAGAAGTGCTCTTCGACAAACTTTAATGATACCTCATGCTCTAGGTCATTCATATTAGTAATCTTCTTACCTATGAAAAACTCCATGAGTTTCATCTTTACTGATGCTGATTGGTTCTCTCCTGTATACAGCATCCAATTCCAATCATAATGTACAGCAGATAGGAAAATAAGCCACAAATTAACGGTTGTCTTACCAATGTGGCTGTGTGCTAGGGAGGCGTAAAATTCGCCTTCTTTTAGCCTTAAATGTTCATCTAGATGAGTATATCCAAAAGGCATACCCATAGGTATAAGACCAGACCTAAACTTGTAGATGAAGTCGTCGTCTCTAGCGCGTGAAGAAAGAAAGGACAAATCTTCCTCCATGACTCCTATTTCACGAACAACTTCTCTGTACTCAGACTCTACTTCATGTATAGGCCTGGTCATACCATGACGCAATCCGTCCTCGATGGTTTTCTTGGCTAGTTGGATGTCGTCTACTTCTTTCTTAGATATTTCATGAGAAAGAATATCGTAAGCAATATCGTACTCGATATACTTGGTTGCAACATATCCTCCCAATAGTGTAGCTGCTCTAAGTAATGTGTAGTGCTTTTGCCCATCAGGTGCTAGCCTAATCATTCTTGATGCCACATCTATCTTCTTATAGTCTGTAAAGCCGTCTCCCATTTTAACAGAAGATGGTTTGATTTCTTCTTCCTGTACGATATCGAAAAACACGCTTGATGATGTGTTAACGTATATCTCAGGATCATAAGAAACATACAGGACCCTAGCTATGTTTTTAGCTGTTGGGTCTAACCCTGGTATCTTTTCTAATAGTGCTTTATAATGCTGTGTGTGTTTGTTTCCGTCTCCTATCTTCACTAATCCGTGAAGACCTTTGCCGCTAGAAGATATCCATAATGCGTATATGATAGGGTTGTTAATCAACTCCTGCTTCATCTCATTTACGTCATCAATATCATCTATATCAATAGGTACGAATCCGCTATGCTTTGTCAGAGATTTGTCATCTCTATACGAAACGTATTCTGTTCCGTTGTCTCTAACCTTAGTGATAGGCTTGTTAAATTCTCCTGAAAAAAGTACGCATGGTAGTGCTGATTTCAACTCTCTAATCTTATTCTCATCTTTGCACGCCCTTATTTCGCTAACCTTCTCTTTGTATTTACCTGTCTCTATCCCTTTTAATACGAGGCCTAATTCGACAAAGTGAGGCTCGTGTATAGTGGTGATGTTTCTAAATAAAGTTACTCTCTGCATACATATTGATTTTGACCTTGTGCTAGATTCGAACTAGCTCTTTCATATAGATGTGCTAACCATTAAACACTAACAAGGTACTTGAAGTAAAGTCGGAGTTCCCATTAAATAAGTCGTGATTAATAATTAATTTTAATTTAGATTATTTTCCCCAACTTAACTTCAATAATTTAGAATGGTAGGTCATCAGTCTTGCTAAAAGACTTAGGCGCTGCAGGTTGTACTGCATCCTTATTAGGCTTCCATGTGTCTAATACGGCGTATGCATTGTATCCGTATTGGTCAGGAGCTTTTCTTTCCTTTACTTCAATATTAACGTAGCCCCTCTCATTCTTATGAGCATTAAGTTCTTCAATGAACTTGTCTACATTGATACTGATTTTAGTACCATACTGACTTTTCTTGCATCGTACTGCATTAATGTAAATTGTGTCTGACATTTTATATGCTTTATTGGTTAAAAAATTCGGTAAAAAAACCCCCGATGTAGAAACACCAGGGGGACTGTCGCTTGTATGTATGAGAACTTAAATATTTTCAAGCTTTCCCCATAGAAGTTTCTTCTTGGGGTTCTTGGTAGCTGTGATGGCTACGTCAAAACCATATTCAGAGAGGATGTCGATAACAGCCCCCATGGATACAGTTCTTGGCTTCCCCTCTTTATCCATGTATCTTCCTGAGTAGTTTACAAAAAACCAATAGTTCTTTGACTTGTCTTTCAGATAAATCTCATCTAGGATTTTAGCAATTTGAGGGTAGGTTTTGGTTAGTTTTGTTTTGGTTATGCCCTTCGCGTTCATGGTTTTATTGTTTGGAAATCAGGACGACAGATTCTAGTTCACCATCATTGAAGTACGCCATAAACGTATAGAATACTTCATAAGGTTTTCCGTAGAATAAAACATCTCCATTATAATAGCTTTTCTTGGTTACTTGGTTAATCTTTCGCATCTCTGCCGAAAACAGCCCGTCTTTATTATCTTTAGATACTAACTCATACTCGAAGTCTTCAAAGTATAAGTACCCGTCCATACCAACATGGTAATCTAGGAACTGGCAATCAAGACTCTTGGTCTGAAACTCAAGGTCTTTAAGGTCTTCAAGTTCTTGCTCATCCTCAATAGGAAGGAACTTCAAGTCGATTCTTAGTGTGTCGTATCTGCTCGACATAGGCTTTTTACTAATAGTGTATTGCGAATATACAATATTTTTTACAAAACAAAATTATTTTACCCAATATGGCAAAGAAATTTCAAAGTTTCCTCCTAAATGGAACTCGTATCCCATATCCCAAAGGTTATTTTCCATGCAGCTATTAAACTTTCCTATCAAATCTGACACCACCTTTTTACCTAAATCAATATACTCCTGACTCGCGTCAGCAACTATAATATTGTAAGGAGATTTAGTTTCTACGATAAGATACTTGACTGGTTTGTTAGTTATCATATTGTACACGGCAGCTTGTATGTGATAGCCTCTGTCGTAAAAATTGTTGATGATAGTTTTAGGACTTGCGTCTGACGCTGTCTTTACTTCTAGCACATACGAAGGAGCTTCACCATCTATAAATCCTCTGAAAGGTAGCCCATTGATTTCCGCCCTGAACTCTTGTTCGAATGATTGGCAATCAGAAACTATTTTTCCAAAATGATTCTGAGACAATATCTTTTCAGCTAACCTGGTAGCATCTTCTAATTCAGATTCCTGAACAATCTCCTTGCCTTCTGATGTCCTCAAGAACTCTTCGTAAGTTTCTTTACCCTTCGTAGTTCTTCTGTCTACGTTCGGCATTACAGCAAACTGAGAATCAAAGTCTTGCTTGTTCAATAGTAGGCAATGCAGTACGCTGCCAAATATCATTTCTTTACTAGGAGTTTTATCTCCATTAAGGTACGCAATGTAATGCGCAGGGCTCTTTGCAAATTCTTTAAGTGAAGAGTAGCTTAAAGGCCTCTGTTGTAGTGTTTCTAGTGTTATCATATTATTCTGTGTTTTCGGTTAATGCTATTCTATATTTGTATGCTGCTGAAGAATCAATTGTTTCAAGTATTTCAAGTGCGTACTCGTACCTCATGTTTATCATCTTCTCTACATTTAAGTCTGAGTTTAGAACATCATTCTTTATTCTCAAAGAATCTAACGAAGACTTCAATAAAAGAATCTCATCTTCTGCTTCTGAGTGTTTGTATGATATGTGTATTGTTGCCCATATCAAAAACAAGCACACTGCAATAAGTGTTTTTTGCTTATCCATACTACGATGGTTTTATTTGTGACAACTGCGCTTCAACAGCCTTTGATATGTTGTAGAATTGTCTCAGCTTGGAGATTTCTAGGCTACCGGACTCGGCTCTTTTAACTACTGCTGCCCAATCTTTGTGCTTATCGGTTAACCATTCTTTTTGAGGAGGTGCAGCGTCTCTTGACATAGCTTTCTCTCCGTCATCATCTTCATCTTCGATTATCAAGTTAAGTACACCTGATAGGCTGTATCTCTTGGCGTATGTAACCGCACTACCATAGTCTTGCGCTGTCTGCTTCTGAACTATAATAGGGAAGTATGAAGACATAACTTCTCCTGACTCTACGTGGTATACGTAAGTTTGAACATAAGGTATTCCGTCTATTACAGTTGTTGGCTGTGATACCACTAACCCGTTCCTATCTAGCAAGGGTTTAATATGGTGCTGAATAGCATCTAACTGAGCATACTTTGATTTAAAGAATGGGTTGTTAGATGACTTTGTAATGGCAGGGCATTGAAACTGAAATGATGCCAATGCTTTCAAAAGGTTTTTCATGTTACTTAATTTTAAATGTTACTATTGGGTCTTCGTTTTTTGTATCAAACTTTATTGATTCTATGATAAGGTCTTGGTATTCATCCCTCGGCCAAAAGTGTTTAAGGTTATCGCCTACATTAATATATGGGCCACCCGATGGATCTACCATGGTTGTATTCCCATCATCATCCCAGGAGTACCTAATCCATTTGCCTCCTGTCATGGTAACCTCATCTCCATTGTGTTCAATGATTATCTTATCTCTGTACCTATTGTGGTAGGTTACCTTATTGTCTGCACAATCCTTACAGTATATGTCATCTGTCATACCTGTGTTTATTATAACTCTACAATGATGGCATAAGGTAGCACCAAGACCTCCATTGTACTTATGGATTGGTTTCTTTTTCTTTTTCATCTTGTTCTAATGTTTTTTTACTGTGGTCTATAAAGTATACCCATATAATAGATATAGGTATGGCTACTATAAATGATATAATGAATCCTTCTATCTGCATACTAATCTCTTGTTTGTTTATAAACGTCAACTATTTCTATAACAGCAATAACTGTGATTGCTATTCCGATAAGTAGTAGAATCATATGTTATTTGTTTTGGTTATATTTTTTCATATGTTATTTCAAAAATATCAGGCTTACAAGGATAAATCTCGCCTTGAACTCCTTTAATAATATAATCTCCTTTTTCCCCTCTCATAAGCCCTTCTAATGTGTTAATTTCGCAGTGAGTAGGGTGCATTATAATTTGATTTGATGTTACTTTATCCATAAACCAATCTGGCATGAAATCAATATAATATCTAAAGGCTTCAATTATTACTGGTTTTTTTCTGTATTTATTCATAGGTTATTTGTTTTGGTTATAAGTTTTATTATAGTGCTGTTCTCCACTTGCTAATTTCCTATTGATTTCTAATGCTTCATCTATATCACAAGACTTATAGCCAACTTCAAAAGCATTTACTATCTGCTCTTTTTCAATAGATAAAAATGTTTGCTGAATTCCTAGTGGGAATGTAATGCCCATTGTTTCAAGATTAGCAATTAACTTTTGCATTGCTGTTTTCATATGTTATTTGTTTTGATTTAGGTAATCAGTTAGCATATCTTCATCTGAATAATGAAAGTATTCCTCAGCACTATCGTTCCTCCTCATCCAATTATAGAAGTCAATCATCTGCTCTTTTTCTTTTTCAAGTTTATTTTTTAGTAATCTTATTACTAGGTTTTTATATTTAAAAACTTTAATTGACTCTAATTCTTCAATCAACTCTTGCATCGCTGTTTTCATAGGTTATTTGTTTTGGTTATTTTTCAGGATAAGTTTCCATTTTTAATTGAGTAACCTGAAACATATCATCTGCTCGTTGGTTTAATTCGCTTATTACTTCATTGGGTGTTTTATTTGTTCTACATTCAGTAGTAATGATTGCTAATGCTGCCATTAATAATCTACCCTCGTTGATTGAGTAATTAATTTCATTTAGGTCTTGTATCATAGGTTATTTGTTTTAAATTGTGTAAAGTAGTTTAATGTTTTTATCATTGCATTTAATTTCTGCTAGGTTGTATAGACCTAAGTCTTCATCAGATTTCATCATGTCAATGATGTGACTCTTCCTATGATACTTCTTCATGTACACCCTAAATACTTTATTGTACAAACCTCTATCAAAGTAGGTGTAGTAATATACTTTGTCTTTAACATTCATCTTCGATAGAATCAAAGACATATTTAATTCTTTCATATTATTTATTTTGTAGCCAGGGCAGGAATCGAACCTGCGATTAAGGAGACCAAGTTTTTAACCTTGGCTTGCGTCTACCACTTCGCCACCTGACTATGTAGGTTGTTCTGGTACAACCTTAAACCCCTTTGTTTTCTTTATGCGTATGAACAAATGCTGCTACTATAACACACTTGGCAAGAAAACTATGTCTAACCCAACCGCAAGGCATCGGTACAAGGGCTTTCTAAACTATAGTAGCATTTATTACTTCTTGCAAAACTACAAACTATTTAAACAATATCCTAAATAATTTCTTGAATTCTGCTATTATATCGTATATCACGCCTGAGTATATTAGTCCCCATATCCATACTAAATAAGGTATGAAGAATGTAAATATAAATATCAGCGTTCTTTCTTTTTTATCTTTGACCATAGTGTATATGTATATCAGGTTCTATATCCAAGTAAAAAGTTACCTGAACAGTCATCCACTTTATTTCAACTCATGGATTCATAGCCCTACTACACGTCCGCATATCTAACGGCACATCAGTTTTTAACTTTAATTTACTTGTCGGCAGTTGTCAACCTGTAAGACATGGCTACCACTTTGTACTGATATGTATTTCTCCACGTGTGCAAAAAGTTAAGCGTCATAGACGCTACGAAAAACACACGAGTTAAGTGTAAAGAACAGCAAACTTTTATTTGAACTATCGTTGTATAGGTCTAGGTTAAAACGTGTTAAAACCTAACCGAAGGGGGTAGAAAAGAAAAAGCCCACCAAAGTAAGAGTTTGATGGGCATGATTCAAAAAGGGATTAGCCTTCTAAAAGCATACCCGATAACGTCCTCTTACTACCTTATCGGATTTGCAGCACAAAAATACAAATGTTTTTAATACTGCCAAATATTTTTTAATGTTTTTTATATTCAGAGATGGTAATGGTAATTGTAAAGAATAAAAACCCCATCTCAAATGCTATGACAGGGGTCCCGCAGCATTCATAAATGCCTTCCGTAAGACTGAATCCTAGTAATACATAGTTGTCGTGGTCCTTCATTAAAGGGCTGTCTAGTATAAAATCTACATTGTTTTTAAAGATTTTCATAGGTTATTTGTTTTGGTTAAGTATTTGTTCTTATTTTAAGCGTCTAGTCATATTATCTACTTCTGTCCATTGTGACTTTTTCTTAAATGTTTTATCTTCTTTCCTAAGTATTTGTTCTTTCATCCATTTAACACCTTCTTTAAATCCATAAACACCATCAGTATATTCAAAGTGTTCTGAATTATTTTTTATATCCTCATCACTTGGTAGTTCAATTGGTGTTAATTGTTTTAATATTTCAGGCTCTGTCGTTATCCAACCACCATAATTACGACCTAATTGTATAGCTTTTAACAACTCTTCTTCTGTATATAATTTCATAGGTTAATTTGTTTGCAATGTGTCATAAAAAGGATAAAAGTGCAGTAAAAAGTGCATTTTAAGACACTTTATTTGTAAAATACCACATTGTTTTTGCATGAATTTTTCCAAAAAACACATGCACTTTGTCCTGTTTTTTATATCAAAAACTAGACATCCGAGTACTTGTCTTCGTAGTAATCGGTAGCTGTTATGTTGCTAGTCTCTCCATTGGTTACCTGATAGCAGTTCAACTTTCCAAATCTATAAGCATCTTCTATCTGAAATCTTTCCTTAAACTTAGCTGCCTTTGTTAACTCTACTATTAAATCATTTCTATCTGTATCACTGATGTCTTTATTGTCGTAAAGAGCATTCATTTCTTTTATTAAATAGTCTATTGCTGTCATGGTGTTTATATTATATCTTTTATATTATTGTTATGTCCTGGTACATTATACAGCTTTCCATTGCCATACTTCTCATTATAGTATTTATCTATAACATCCTTCTTCCACGTCCCTGTATGCCCATCTTCGTCAAATGCGTACATCATAGCTTCTGATATCTGATTCTTTTCTAGTTCTAGTAGGTTAGACCTGTTATCCATAAGCCATGAATGGAAGTCGTTTTGATTTAACATTGCCTCCATAGTTATGATGTATTGAATTGCTGTATTCATGTTGGGTTATTGTTTGGTAAATAAATCTATTGCTTTAAATATATTGTATGCAACCTGTGGTACAATGGCATTCCCGTAGGCTTTTATTGATTCCATTCTCCACTTTGAAAAGGTAATAGAGTCCAATTCTCTGGGAAGCCCATCATCTCCTCCACAAATAGGGGGTTTAGTTGGGAAGTCTTGGAACTTGGCTCGTATATTCTCGCTACCTCGTCCGTTAGATTGAATTTGCCTCTGTCTCTCGATGCGTTGCCTCTCGATTCTTGCGCCTTCGGTGTCGGTAGCATACCTAATACAGCCATCTGCTTCAATGGATTCTGTAAGTTCACTCCCTTTAACTTGTGACGAGCCTTTGCTGCCATGAATGTCTCCTCCTTGCGCGCCGTGTTCCAATCGAATGCCGAAGGTGTCGGCAGTAATGATGCTACCTGTGTTGCTAGGTTTGGCATCGTCGTTCCGTTGGGGTACTTCTCCATTCTCTCCTTGAACTTTTGTAGGTCGACTACCTCTTCCCTCGTCGTTGGAGTAAGCAACAAACCACACTCTGTCCCTTCTATGCGGGGCGTTGACGCTTGCAGCTGGAATAATAAACGGCTGTACTTCATATCCTTGGCTTTCCAAGTCAGAGCACACCTCATTGAAGACCATTCCTCCATTCCAACTAACAAGCCCACGAACGTTTTCGCCCACGACGAACCTAGGCTTGACCTCTTTAATAACTCGTAGCATTTCAGGAAAGAGGTGTCTTTCATCGGCTTTGCCAAGACGCTTCCCTGCGACTGAGTATGGTTGGCATGGGAATCCTCCCGTAAGGATATCAACTGTTCCTCTGTGAATAGAGAAATCTGTTTCGGTAATGTCATTGTATGAAATTGAATTTGGAAAATGATATTTTAATACTCGCTGACCGAATGGGTTCCACTCACAATGAAATACATTATTCCACCCCATCCATTGTGCAGCTAAATCAAACCCACCGATTCCTGAAAACAAGCTAGCATGATTCATTTTAAATGATTAATTTTTTAAGTGAGTCTGTTAATGCTTTTGAGTATCTTAAAAAGCAATATGCTTCAAAAGGGATCCTGTCTTTTTCGTCGATAGTATCATACTCTTTCTTCATCTTATCGGTATTCTCATTGTTAAGTAGGAAATCTAGATACATCTTTTCAATAACTTCAATAGAGTTGTTGATTGTAACTAGGGATACGATAGCATCATACTTATCTTCCCCTGTCATTGTAGCGATTTCACTTACTTCTGTTTTTCTTTCTTTGTTCTTTGCCATGTTATTGTTTTACTTTTAGGATTAAATATAGTAATGCAGCATAGTTGCATAAATCAATTACGGAGTCTTGTACTGACTCATTGTAGGCTTCTTTGTCGCTACTTAATAGTTGCCCTAGCCTAGCCACCTTTGTGCCGACTAAGTTCAAGCAATTAACAGCATCAGGATTACTTGACGCCTGATTCACAATCATGCCAGCTAACCTGAAATTAGATAGGATATCTTCTCCTGCATAGTCGTACCCCTTCTTGCATAGTATCTCCTTTTGCATCTTGAATAGGTCTTCTAGCATTTTATCCCTAGTCTGTGCTGTCATTATCGAATGGTCGTAACTCATCGGAGGTTTCTCTGGTTTCGGAATCTCGAATATCTTTTTTAATAGGTTCATTTTGTTTTTCTTTATATGGACAATGGCGGCATCCACGACCACAGCAGAATCCTCTGTTAAGTAGGAACTGTTCCGTGAATACCACCATTCCATTTTCTAAATAATAGTTTAAGGTTTCCATTCTAACTCCTCTGTCACCCAATCGGCCTTTTCTTTGAAAATATCATTAGTCTTATATAAGTCATAATACGTAGTGATGTTATGTATAATAGTTGTATGGTCTCTTGATGACAATTTTTTACCTATGTCAACTAACGTCCACCCTAGTCTAACCTTTACGTTATAACAATATATTCGTCTAGCATCAACCAACTCTTGCTTTCTGCGTGGAGCTTGCATATCATCAAACGTTATGTTCATTACATTCGTGACAGCAGCTACGATATCATCGTGAGTTACCTTACCGCTCGATAACCTGATTAGCCTTGTGAATCCTTTTGGCAAATCTTTGCCCCGTATACCAGGATATATGTACGGGTTAATTAAATTCATGTGATTCATGATGATAGTTTTACATGACTTGGAAAAGCCCTACACCTCTTACGTCTAGTAGATATATGCCGTCAGAATGGTGGATACCTATCCTGTAATTGTGTATTACATATTCTTTGTCGTAAACGTAATGCTCTGGTATAGATTTAAAAAATACTTGACCAATCATAGTGCACTTAGACAAGTGCTCTACTTCCTTGGCCAAAGTCGCAGCAATGTGAAGATTATTGATGTTGGACATCTGATAAGATATTTACTGTTGTGTCTAATGTATTTCTTTTGATGATTACCATCTTATCGGTATCGTCTATTGAATACAGCATTGTAACTAATGAACCTCCACAATCTACGATTGTTTCAGCCATTGTTGTGAACACTTGTCTATATAGGTCCAATGCTTCATCTAAACTAGATACTGATTGGGTGTCAGATGTGTGCGTGCCATCGAAGTCGATGTCGCTGAATACTTTGTAAATCATAATACTGATTGGATTTTTGAAAACTCATCATTAATACTACCGCTAACAAAATTTAGCGCTGACATATACCCGCTTACAAATACTAGATATACAGCATTCTTCCCAACTATATCCATCATAGCAGGTACAGATGTTTGGTTTTCTAGAACGAATTGCTCAAAGGCTTCTAATAAAGCCTTGTCTTCGTAGACAGATTGGTTTTCCATGTTAATTTTATTGGTTTATACAAATTTATAAATCTTTTGCTGATTTGCAAAATAATTATATAGAAACTTCTAATACTTTTACAATGCCTCTGCCCTTCGGAGCCTTATTGTAAATAGTAGATTTGAATGATGTCCCCCATTTACGTATAGCTACATAGTAGTTCGTGTTTAGATTGAGGTCATTCTTTGATTTGTACACGCCATTACTTAATCGTCCACGTGTGTTCCAGGTGAATGTCTTGCCGTCTACGATACCTACATAGAGGTCGCCTACTTTTGTTAGTTGATTTACTTCTTTACCACTAACTGTCTTGATTGTGTTTTTTGTACTCATTTTGATTTGATTTTGAATTGATTATAAAATAGAAATTGTTTAATATGTTATAGTGTTGGGAATACTCCACGCTCCCCATAAAATAATGCACCGCCATCGTTACCCTCGTCGTCCATGGATAGTATACAGCTTGTTCCGTCATCTAACATAAAGCATAGTGGTCTACTATGCCAGTCCATCATCTCCATCTCCTCATCATTCATGTACCTAGCGTCTACTATTTTTTTACCTACTAATACTTTGGCAGCTTTTTCGCTCCATTCTTGTACTTGATTTTTCATATTTATTGGTTTTGTTTTTTGATAAGTCCTCTCATGTCTTGTTTAAAAGCAGCTGTGCCAATCAAATCTTCTAGCGATTTGAATACGCCACTCCAATTTTGGTAATGGTAAGATGATTTATGTTTACGTATGTTATCTATTTCACTTTTAAAGTAAATAGTTTCTCCATCTTGGGTACATTTTATATCAGTATAATAATTTACATTTGATGGTCCAAGCTTGCTAAACTCTTTTAACGTGCATATTCTTATTGTAGAATCCCATTTAATAAATGCCACCAAATCATAATTAACTAAATCTTCATTGATTCTTTTAACGTCTTTATTTACATTTTGAAGAAAGATATTTGTATTTGTAATATTCTGTACCTCTATTTCTTTTCTTTTAATCTTGTCTTCGTTTAACTCTTTAACGATTCCGCTTAAATCAATAAGGCCACCTTCATGTACCCTATATTCGTCATTGATTTTTTTGAATTCATTAGTGATTTGATTGATGATAGTTTGCTGATTTTCTGTTAGGTTGCTCATGTTTATTGTTTTAATTTTTGTAAACTAATTTTCCTGTGTCTTCTGAATGTATCTCGCATGTTGACTCTCCTATGTTTTCGACTGGTGTCATACCTTCAAGTGTTTCTTCTAGGTACTCCCAACCATAATCATTATCATAGCTTTCTGATGGGTTACTCTCTACCTGTTTAATTTTCTCCAATGCATCTTCATAGGTTTGTGCCTCAATGCTAAATTTTAATCTTACCCAAATGGTGTTTTTTTCATCTTTGTAAAAGTCAAAAGTTTTCATGGATTGATTAGGGTTTGGTTTATTATTTTTTTGTGTCATGATTAGAATGGTAGTTTTTTATTTGTTGTGTAATTTTTTGTTGTATATATATCTCTTTCGTGTACCCTGAAACATTGCTTACATACTATTGCGTTAAAATCTGCTATGTATTCTGCCTCCTCTGTGTTTGTTACATTGCCACAATCTTCACATAAGAATACATCATTTACTTCATCTTTCTTTAAAGCAGGACCTTCTAACCAGCTATCGTCATATAAGTCCCATGATGAATACTTATCATCGTACTTGCCATATCCTCCGTACCCTCCGTATGATCCTGTGGCATAACCATATGACTTCTCTGCTTTATGTAAGTAGGTCTCTGTCATTGATATCATGATATCGTATACCATGTTCATGCAATTCTCTACCTCGTCGAATA